TACACGCGCTGAGAACGGCTAATATCGGCTGTATCCAGCAAAACAAACAGATAGGAGACATGACATGCTCGGAGCATTTGAACTCGTAGGCATCCTTGTGGTGACCGGTGGTGCAGCTTTAGCTGTTATCGCTGTGTTGCTCGTGTTGCTTGCGCTGTATAACGCAGGCTAAGAATTCAGGCCCGGTGTAAAAATCGGGTCTGATAAAAAATTGGTATAAATTTGTGGCGGGGTATCTAATATAAAGTCCGCGTGAAAGTCCCCATTGCCCCTTTCTACATGCATGCTGATCGTTGTTGGCCTTGTATTGCTGCATTGTGTTGCTGCATTGGTCTACACCTACCCCACCCTCTGTAGGGTATCCCCCTTATAAGTATTCTATGCCTTGGAATGGCTATGGTATCATTCTTGGTCACGCTCTCTTGGTATCTATATCTACCATTTTCATCATGGTTCTTTCATCATCCTTCTAATCATCATCATGCATCATCAGGGTATCTATCTCATCCAGCTACACATAGCTTAGTACTGCATAGGTAGCATCTATGGTATTTCATACCTAAGGGTACTCATATCATACTGGAAACAGATACAGGCTACATTATAGGCAAGCTATCTATCCTATTATAGTGCACGGTTTACGGTTACAGACTAAGTATCTATGTAAATCAGTAACTTAGCTAGTACACGTCAAATAATCGTATCAGAGGGGTTTACTTATCAGATTAGATCAGGCTATAACCTATTCATCGGCTCCAAGGTCACACAGTCAACCGCTTAGGCAACAGACTAGACCAGCGGAACGGCGCAAGGCCTAGCAATCAAGAGGGTCACAAAATAAACGGTTGACATCCTAAACCGACCTAGCCTAGGATAAAGCAAGACAAGCGGACTAACCTACCGCGATGTGACAGCCAAGCGCTTAGGCGTAGCAGGCGGATCATTCTGACCTCATAGGTGGGTCAAAACCTGTCCCTACTGGGTTGGCAAGCATAACGCACTAGCACGCGTCTTGTCTGGTAGGGTTCTTACAGGGGCGTCGGAGGGAAACCAAGAGACGCGGATAGGACATAACCGGACGGTTGTGGTCAGTATGCCAAAGCTGTGAAAGGTGGCGGTGTGAAGCTGATGAAACCTGCTAAGTGACGCAACCCGGCGATGGGTAGACCACGGCGATGCAGGTGGATAGGTGGATCAATACAGGGGCCATGACAACGGGGTAAGCCGTAACCCTATCCATAACGCTTATAGCGTTGTCAGGCAGTCACAAGACTGTCTCACTTAGCTATAAGGATACTCGAAAATGAACCTATCACCTGCGCATACTGTGTCCCTGCTGTTTGCATACAATCACGGTATCATTTCAATGGATGATCTACGTGGCGAATTATCAAACAACGGTTTCGATGAACTGGACATAAAGGATTGGCTGGCACGTCAGCCATTAGACCTAAACGCTGTCTACGATCCAACCCAAAGCATCCACAAATAAACCAACTAAACCAAAGGAACACGACCATGAAACTCTTCACATCAAAAACCGCCCTTATCGCCGCAATCGAGGACATTCGCACCACTGGCAAGAAACTGGATCAGATGATCCAAGTCGCTGCATGCTCTGTCATTCAGCATGTGGACAAGCACGGTGACATCACCTTGCTGAATACCTTGGTTGACGCCATGCCCAAAGGATCACGTGTCAACGCTCTGCGTGACTTCCTGATGACCTTCGGCAAGGTTGCCTATGATGAGGCTGAAAAGGCCTTCAAGTACGACCGTAACGCCAAAACAGACTTGGCTGGTGCTAAGGCCATCATGTGGACTGAATTCAAGCCGGAACAACCCTATGTTGCCTTTGACCTCTCAGCGCTTATCGACAGTGTTCTGAAAAAGGCTGACAATGCCTTGAAAGACGCCAGCGAAGCACAGAATGTTGACCTTGAGTTGCTTGCCAAGGTCCGTGCTCTTAAGCCGGAAGTTGAGCCGGATCACTAAACACTTGGATGCACTCTCTGGGCCTGTCCTGTTCCTCCTCCGGGACAGGCTTACTAGACTGCATCCAGTCTTTTCCACACAAACAAAAGGATCAGAACCATGCTCACAACTATCTCTGTACTTGCATCCGCCACATGTGCCGCTGCTCTCGTAACAGGATCACGTGTCTTTGGACTGCGTAAGATCGTCAAGCACTCTACCAAGACCGACGTTGCCTTCACTGCAGGGGCAGGCTTCCTGCTTGCCGGGACACTATCCGGCCTAGCCACAGCCATTGTGGCGGGCCTCATGATGGCTCTGGTCCTAAGTATCCTCAAGTTCTTCATCAACCTGTACGACAACGTTGTGAATGGACTGCGCGAAGTGCGTAAGCCTACAATCCCTGAATGGGCAGACCCTACAGAGTACGACAGCAATGGTCAGTGGGTCTACAACCAAGCGCCGTATGTGTCATGATCAATACATGCTTGGAAGCCCATCAATGGGCACAGTTCTTTGACACGGCTGGTATTACCGTCCTGTCTTGGACTTATGATATGATCGTCGCACAAGGCGAACGTATTTTCACATATATCCGCGATGGTCAGCACTATTGCATCGTTATTGGGGAGATGGTCTAGTGTGTGCAACAGATAATAACGATCCAACGGTTGCCCTTTTCCTGTCACAGGAGGGCGCTGAGCGTGCTTGCGGCCTTGTCCGCACCAAGTATCCAGAAAAGGTCACAAAGTGCGTGGTTAAGCCGCGTATGAGCCGTGGTGAACTGTTGGGATACCAAGTCGTTGCACACCACATCGACCCGTCCCTGACAGGCCCGATCACTAACTCTGACTTTGAGCGGGTGTCGGTATGAGCGCGTACCTTGACGATTGCCTAGCAGATGTTGGTGATGTTGTTTGGTGTAAGGTCGGATCAACCTTCTGTAAAGCAGGCGAGTATTACCGCGTCACTAATAAACGCGTAGGGCTTTTCGCAGTGGCGGACCGTGCAGGTACGCTACACCTTAACCCGTCTGCACGATTCTACCGGGTGTTCGATGCAGCTGGTTTTCCGGTAACTTCCTTGGAGGATTGCTATGTTTCAGAAACATCAGCAGGAGATCAGCCAGTACGCTAAGACTGGACCGGATCAGATGGCTAGGGTCATAACTTTTGTGTATCTCACAGTCCAACAGTCGATATTCGACATACCCGACCTCATGCGGGATGTGGACAAGAACGGCATAGACAGCAAGTTCATTTGGGGCTTCAAGATAGGCGCTTATGAATGGATTAGCGAGAACAAGGCCGAGGTGTACTACGCACTGATGTCGATCTACCACGGCTACCCCGATCCCGCAGATGCAGAGTACGAATTGCTTAAGACCTTCGCAGATATGCCCGGATTGGGTCTGGTGAAGGGCGGCTTCTGTAATCAACTGATCTTTGGGTTTACAGGCTGTATAGACAGCCACAACATAACACGGTTTGGCACGAACCCTGCCGCCTTCTCGGCAAGCAGGTTCAAGCGTGCTAAGCACAAGACACGTGGCCGCATGGCGAGGGAATACATCTCGCTGTGTAGCCAACTGGGCGGTCCTGAAGTCCTATGGGACGGGTGGTGTGCCTATGTAGCAGACAGAAACAACACAACCGCCATTGCAGTGTCTGAACTGCATGTGAGTGCGATAATGGAGTGAAGTCATGAATATTCACACGATTTGGAAGGCGGGCGGGGTGAACCGCTGGCACTATCACGACAACCCACAGCTGCGTAACTCTGGGGACACCAACTGGGCGCACTCAGGGCGCGTAGCGCAACTTGTCCACCTATTCGGCGGGACTGATGAAGAGGTGCGTATAGCCCTCTTTCACGACGCCCCGGAAAAGACGACTGGCGATGTAAAAGCGGGTGGAAAAGACGACGAAGCCTATGAGCGGGAAGCCGCGATAGGTGCCGAGATGGGCGTACCGACTGACAAAACCCCACTGGTGCATATGTGCGACAAACTCGATGCTTATATGTGGGCATGGTTGCACGGCTCTGGTAAATCTCGTGCTTGGCAGGATGCTCGGCACCGGTTGATGGAAATGGCGGCGGAACTGCGTATGTACGACGCGATTTACTTTCTACTAAAGGATGTCGAAGAATGAGACTTGTCACAACAATCACTGTGAACCAATGGGTCATCAAATCCAATGCAGAGAACGGGGAAAATGAGCCTGTACTCTGCGTGAACACCTACAAGGGCCGCTTCCCTGACGGCTCTTGGGGAGAGAAGGTGGGCGAGACTGTCCACCTACATGAAGTCGATGTATTGGTCCCGTCCAAGGTCGTCTTCGATCCAATCAACAAAACGCCATGCGGTGCAAGCTGCTGGATGCAAGTGGAAGGATAAATCTGATGGTTACTACAGGCGATGTTATCGTAGCATTCAACCCCTTGATGGACTTCTCTTCTGTGAATTTGTCCATTGGCATAGAGTATATCGTCGAAGAGTTCTTACCGGGCGAAGTAGGTATGATGCAGATGGTTGTAGTGCGGGATGACCGAGGTATTCCCGGTATTTTTGACCTCGCCCGATTTAAGTCCAAGGATTTCTATACGTGTTACATGGAGAAACTCAATGCGTAAACAAGTAAAACTCACATTCACAATAGGTCTTGAGAAAGACAAGACCGTATGCCCAATCCGGCTATCCCGAGCCATTGCAGATACTGCAAGCACTCTGTGCGGTGGTTGTACGATGCGCCACGACCGTGGCTTCTGGAAAGAGGACGGTGCCGACAAGAAAGAAACATTCGACGGCGACCTAATCGAAGAGACCGCCATCGTTCTGGAACTGACCTGTGAGCCGAGGAAGGTTGCCAGTGTTTACTATCAGATGAAGGACTATCTGAGCCACACAAGTCAATCACTCGATAACGTCTTCTCTTGGGTACATGTTATCCGGGAAGATGTTGTCGGAATGCACTTCGACGCAACAGCACTATAAGGAAAGCCAATGTCAGAATTCGTTAAGAATGAAGAAAACGCTGCACTCCTGCTTGAATGGCTGGACAACGGTGCCCCGCACACTATCTTGGCCATGGAGACATGGGGATCAGATATATATACGGCCATTGAAGACGAATACGAAAGCGTGGTTGCTGCGTACTACGATGACGTCAGCATACCGGAAACATGCGGAACTGCCGCATGTATCGCTGGTGCAGCCTGTATGATGGCGCAGGGTACATGGGGTGATGCAGAAGCCGCGATAGAGACAGACTTAACTACCCCAGAGAGTGATGCACTGCGTTGGTTGGGTATCACAAAGGATGCCAACGCGCTTGATGCTTACCACCCACTTTTCTGCCCGGAGGCAGCAAGGGATGGTTGTGGGGGTTTACCTACATCACAAGATGCCGCAAATGCACTCCGAAACACTATCCAATCCGGCGACCCTAAGTGGGGTCAGCCTTATGTAGAGGATCAAACACATGTATGAACTTTTCCAAAAGATTAAACGCTTCCTGCAGTACGGTACAGTAGGTGCCGTTGTTGCCACAGGTGCGCTGCACCCCGCCGGGCTGGACCTTATGAAGACCTTTGAAGGCGGTTGCGATGGACCAGCAGGTGCAGAGTGCCCGGCATACATAGACCCGGTGGGTGTACCCACAATCGGCTTTGGTCACACGCTCATGACAGGGACGAAAGACTTCGACCTGAATGACACGTGGACGGAAGAGTTCGCATCTGAGCAATTCCAGCGAGATGTTCAGCAATATTGGGATGCCGTGGGCGATGCCGTCACTGTACCATTGAACCAATGTCAACAGACCGTGCTGACGTCTTGGACCTACAACGTGGGTATCGGTGCCATGAAGAGTTCAACGCTTGTCCGACTGCTGAACCAAGGGCAATACGATGCGGTGCCTGCCCAGCTGATGCGCTGGAACAAGGGCGGTGGCCGGGAACTTCGGGGCCTGACCCGCCGCCGCGCCGCCGAGGGTAACCTCTGGACAACCAACTGTGGAGAAAACTGATGCTTTCAACAATTTTATCGTGGGTTACTGGCCCACTGTCGGCCATCGGCGAGAAGTACGTCGAAGGTCGTAACAAGGCCCGCGAAATGGCTCTGGAAAACCAAGCCAAGCGGGACTTCATGCGTGATCAGATGGAACGGGCACTGCTCGACGACGACTTCAAGCGTCAAGAGATGGTTGCACAGGTGCAGCGAAATGACCGGGGCGATCACCGGACATCTTGGATCAGACCAGTCACGGCAGCTATGGCCCTTGTGTTCTGGCTTGCCCTAACCTTGTCCCAGATCGTATGGGTCGGCTGGCAAGGCTCTGACGCACTCTTGCCCGTCGTGTGGCACGTACCACCGGGAGCACTTGGAACGCTCTTTACAGCCTTCCCCATGGGCGTGTTGGCCTCTTTCTACATCGCCCGCCCCTTTGAAAAATTCTTAATTGGAAAGACCGGCGTATGACGCAGATCAATCGACCCCAGAAACTTGAGGACTTCGAGAACACCGGTGACAAGGGGAATATGTTCGCTGTTGCCTACGGTGGCACAGGTATGGACGTACTCGACCAACCGGACACGATCAGTACCGAAGAACTCGGTGAGACCATCGGTAACGATCCAATGACAATCGCAGGTGTTGACGAATTGACGCCTGTAGACACCTTCCTCGAAATGCAAGGAGACACAACATATGTTACAAAAATTTAAGCTGCTAACAGAGATCGCAGCGCTTCGGTACACATCGGACATGGATGTGCAGGAACTGACCGAATTCGTCGGCGACAAGGGCGCTGTATGCATGCAGGCCGACAACGTATCCATTGCGTTCGGCGGACCTTACGGTATGGATGATATGATTCAATTGGAGGATGACGATGTACTTGTTCAAATGGCCGGAGACTTGGAAATCTTCACTGCTGACGAGTTCGAAGCGCATTTTGTCCCGGTCAACCGGGACTAGTATCTGGATCAGCGAACGCACGGGTGGGCCAAAAGGCTGGTCCATCTGTGCCCGCGTCTACGGTGCGCGTTTGGACGGTGTCCGGGGGGCATACGATGCCGTGCGCCTACTAGACATGCTGTTCTGGTGGGAGGACGGACACTGTAGGCAGTCTTGGCTCCTACGTAATTAAGGGTATAGGCATGGAAGAATGGATCAAAGTCGCATCTGCTCTGCCTGTACAACACAGTCGGCGGATTAACTGCTGGATGTGTGGACGTAACAAAACTATGTCCGTAACAAACATGGGGAAATACTATGTAGGTCACTGCTTTGGATGTAAAGAGAAGATATCTGCCGACCCACCGCCCATGACACCACAACAACGTCTGGCCCTTCAGAGGGCGGCTGAAGCGTTCGAGGCTAGTGAGCCAGAACTGCCAGACGATTTCACCCACGATATACCAATCGAGGGTCTGTTATGGCTCTCCAAGGGAGGACTTCATGTCAACGACATCGAACGGTACGGATTTGGCTGGTCCGACGAACTCAAACGAACCGTTCTGCCAGTCTGGAACAGTGACGGGGCGCTGGTCGCCGTCCAAGCCCGAAATACAGGAACTGCGCACGGGCCAAAATACCTCGGCCAAGTCTGGTCAGGGCCGCGACCAGTCTGGTCTAGTGAACTGCGATCTGGCGGAAGTCGAGAAACGTATCATAGCAGCGGGCCTGTCGATCAAGAAAGACGGCTCGTACTAACAGAGGACATCCTGTCTGCCGCACGAGTAGGTAAGGTAAATCCTGCATGGTCACTGCTAGGCACTAATATGCTGCCCGCAGTGATAGCCCAAATTGACCGTTCTCCGTTCCAAGAGGTTGCAATTTGGATGGATGACGATGAAGCGGGTATCAATGCCCGTAGAAAGATGCTCCGACAGCTAGGTGCTGTTGGAATTCCTGCTAGGTATATCGCATCAGACCGCGACCCTAAGCACCACACACTAAAGGAAATGAAAGAGTTAATACATGCAGTCTAAAGAATTCAGACTTATTGCGCATATATTGTCAGAGGTGCGGCCAGATCGTTCAGACCATCACAACTGGCCCAACAAGCCGTGGTACGCAGACCGTTTATGGAATGCGCTTGTAACGCATTTCTGTTTAGTACTGTCTAAACGATTTCCGAAGTTTTCGGAAAGTAAATTCAGGGAGGCCTGTGAACAGTAATGGCATACGCTTTTGATATCAACATGCTCCGCATGATGAAGAACAAGTCAAAATACAAGAAATATATATCCCGGATCAACGGGAATGTCGCCGAACCCGGAACAATCGCGATCCTAAAGGACTTCGGGCGATACTTCGAAACCTTTGACAGCCACGATAAAATTGACTTCCAACTGTTCATCCCTCGGATGCACAACTGGAACAAGAACGTGAACGATGCGACTATGGCATCTCGTGTCATGGCCGTCAAGAATGCAGCAAAAGGTGAAATTGACGACGAGGTCGAACATGCCCTTCAGCGCGAGATCGCTAACGCGGTACTGTCCGCCCAACTCACAGACATCAACGAAAGCTACGCAGATGGGGAAGAGGATAACCTAGGACACTCTGTTGCAGCTGCTATGGAGGTCTACAAGAAAGATGCGGGCGTCATGGTTGACGACCACATCACAACACCTATCGGTCAAATCCTCGAAGAGGATAACGACGAGAGCGGCTACACAATGCGTCTCAAAGCTGCCCGTAAGGCCATGCGCGGTCTCCGTGGCGGTGACTTCGGGATTGCAGCGGCCCGACCAGATCAGGGTAAGACGACTTGGATTGCATCAGAAGCGACGTACCTCGCACCTCAGATGCCTAAGCACCGCAACCTGCTCTGGCTGAACAACGAGGGACCGGGAAAGCGCATCATGCCGCGCATCTACCAAGCTGCTTTGGGTATCACACGGTCAGAGATGGTCGAGATGAACAACAAAGGGTTGCTTGTACCCGCCTATGAAGAACTCATGGGACGGGTGGATCGTATCCGAGTTGTGGATATCCATGGTATGCATATCTCGAAGGTCGAGAGTATCATTGAGGCCCACGATGCCGAGATCGTCTTCTATGACATGATCGACAACATCCGTGGCTTCGAGAACGCTGGCCGCACAGACGAACGCCTTGAGCAACTGTACGCGCACTGCCGGAACCTCGCCGTGAATATGAACCATGCAGGCATTGCTTCCTCGCAGATCAGCGTAGAGGGTGACGGAGAGATGTTCCCCGGCCAGTCTATGCTGAAAGACAGTAAGACGGGCAAACAGGGTGCATGCGACTGGATCATGATGATTGGTGCATCCAACGACCCGAACCTTGGCTCCATGCGTTACATTGGCCTGCCAAAGAACAAGCTGCGCCGAGAGGGTGAGCGTGGCGATCCACGGGCAACCGTGCAATTCAAACCTGAGATCGCTCGTTATATCGACAGCGACGAATTCGAAGAGGAATAAATATGGGTAAGAAATCCGAATGGACTACAGCAGAAATCTCAGAGGCCATCCAAGAGAATGAGGGGAACCTCACTGCTGCCGCTTGGTGGCTCAACCACAACTACGAAGGCCGCGACAAAGTATCTCGACAGAACCTTCAAACGTGGATCGACAGCCCTGAACCAGCCAGCGATACGGTTGACACGGTTGACAACTTTGAACTGTTGCGGAAGAACCGCCTGCTGACAAAGAACAACCTCCGCATGGGTCGAGAACTCCGCAATCTGAGCGACAGCGTCCTGAACAAGGCCGACACGCTGCAGTCCATCGCACAGGCGGTGCGACTGATGGAGCCTTCGTGGCCACAGCCATATATCCCCAAAAAGACCGAAGGCAAGGGTATAACGGTGGAAATCGTTTTCTCCGACCTGCAGATCGGCAAACTTATGGATCACTACGACAGTGAAATCGCCATGCGCCGTGTACAAGAGTGGCTGGAAGTCACACAGGCTCGTCTACAGTCCTACACACTACAGGGCTACAACATCGAGAAGATCATCTTCGCGGTGCTGGGAGACGTGATTGAGAGCGACAAGAAGCATGACAACTCTGGACGTGGCTGTGACATTGGCACGGCTGAACAGATGCGTCTAGCGATTGACATCCTGTTCTCCAAGGCGATCAAGACCTTCTGCATGTATGCACCGCTGGACGTCGTTATGGTGACCGGTAACCACGACCACGACGGTCACGGGCTGTCCATGTACATGCCGGGACGGGAACACCTCTCATGGCCGCTGTACAACGCTGTGAAGATGCTCTCAGCTGAGGCCCGGATCAACGCAGACTTCTACATCCCAGAAGGCTCTCACCATATCCACAAGGTCTACGGTGCAAACGTACTGTACGAACACGGTGTTGGTGTTGCCACATCTGAGGCTGCTATGAAGGCACACGTTGCCAAGCGCATCAACCAGACGAAAGAGTACATCCACCTCTTCCGCATGGGCGACAAGCACAACGTTTGCCGCTTCAACAACGACCGCTTCGTGGTGAACGGTGCATTCTTCGGCGATGACCGCATTGGCTCTGACTTCTCAGGGATCAAGGGTTATGATGGAGAACCTGCACAGATCATGTTCGCCTATGTCCAACGCGCCGACGACCGGCGCACACCAATCTTTGACAGCTTGGTGATCCAACTGGGACACATTCAATGACGGAACCAAGTTACACAGACCCGCGCTGCCACAAACCTGTTTGGCAAGCGTCCGACGCGGAACTTCTAAAGGAACTATGGAAACGGGACCGCTTCGTCAAACTGGTGGTCAAGGAGGTAGTAGACGACACTGTAATTCAGCGTAACGGTAACGAGGAAGGTTTCTGGCGCAGTGTGCATTCAAGGCTATTCCGAAGTATTGGTAAAGCTATCGAAGGACGCCGGGCTGATTTGGTACATCAATCCAGCAGACCCGTCACGGGAATTTTCAGATCAACCGAATTCAATAAGTCTGTCTGGATTATCCGAAATCCTACAGGAGGTTGTATAAGATGATACGGCGCAGATGGTTCGGATACGACTACTACCCAGAGCGCATAGAGCATCGGGTCTACTTCCTGAACATATGCTTCTATAACATAGTAAGCCTGCGCCAACGCTATATATTCAACCGCCAGCTTCCTTGGGCGAAATTCGGACTGCCCGCAAACAAAATGTGGCGGTACCATTTCTAAACAACCAACGCTGGGTCCAATTCGCCCCAGTGAACCTAAACTCAAAAAGGAACAAAGAAATGCTCACGTTCAAGAAACTCACCGTCGCCAAGCCTGTAGCATCAATCGTAGCTGGCTTGACAGCAACATTGACTGCTCTGGAAAAGGCACAGGCAGACAACCAATCAATCATCGACGAACAGCAGGCGATTGCGGATCAGGCGGTTGCTGAAGCTGCGGTTGCTCGAGAAGAACGCGATACTGCAGGTAAGATCGCAGAGAACATCAAAGCACTGTTGAAATAAGGAAAACCCCTATGAGTTTAAGTAAAGCTAAAGAGGCCGCCATTGAGTTCATGGAGGCATTCCATCCAGACCGTGAATGGTGGATTGTGGGTGGACTACTCCGTGACAGCGCAATGAACCGCCCGTTCAAGGACATCGACATTTTCATTAATGGTCGAGATACTGACCTACTGCCACAACATTGTCCAGACCTTGGAGATAAGAACGCCTTCCTGTTGCGGGCGTACACTGTAGCGGCCTACCCGTACAAAGGGCAGGATTTCGAGATCAATCTGATATTCATGCGTGGTGATTTCTGGGACTTGCAGAGTATCACAGACAGATGCGATTTTGGTATCTGTCAGATCGGATGGGAACCTGTAACAGAAACGACGTACCGTTCCGAGGCCTTTTTCCGTGACATTCAGGACAGTACGCTGACAATGACCCGCGAGACGTCTAAGGAACGGGTTCAACGGATGAAGGCAAAGTTTCCCCGGCACCTGTTCAGAAACCCGCAGAAACTTACCACAGACGGCACACGACGCTGGTGCTACAATGATGCCACCCAGCAACTTGAAATTCGACACGACCAACTCATCACATCGGATGGTCATGTATTTTCTGAGGCCGGTACAAAACCAAAGATTTACGATAAAGACCGGATCGGATACACTGCGTAGGAGACAACATGTATCAAATCTTCGACTTAGAAACCACCATCGCTGAACGGTATAAACGCAAGGCTAACCCGTTCATCAAAGACAATTGGGTTGTTGCCGAGGGCTGGAAAGTCGAAGGTGATGCACAGTGCTCTTGGCTGTACCTTACAGAGGAACAGTCACGCAAAGGTTTCCTACGAATACCTGAACATGTGACGGTAATCGTAGGACACAACATCAAGTTCGACCTGCTCTGGGAACTTTGCCGGGTCAACACAGACCTTGAGGCCTTCTTGAAGCGCGGCGGGCGTATCTGGTGTACTCAGTACGCTGAATACCTTCTCCGCGCACAGCACAAGAACTGGCACATGAATAGCCTAAACGATGTGTCCATCGCATACGGGGGAACCACTAAGATCGACATGGTCAAGGAATTGTGGGAAGACGGGGTCAACACGCCGGATATCCCAGAAGACCTGTTGATCGACTACCTCGTAGGTACAGAGGAAGAGGGCCGGAACGCGGGGGATATAGGCAACACCGAAATGGTGTATCTCGGCCAGATCGAAAAGGCTGAGAAGCTAGGTATGACCCAGATGATCCGAGAGCGCATGGACGGCCTACTGGCCACCACGTTCATGGAGTTCTACGGCCTACGTGTGGACACAAAGTTCGCACGGGAATACCTGAAAGAACAGAAGGCCAAGCTGGCCATTGCTGAGAAGGAATTGTCCACGTTCATCCCTCCGCTACCTAAGGAATTGACCTTCAACTGGAACTCTAATGTGCATAAGTCGGCGCTGATATACGGTGGCTCGGCTAAGTACAAGAAGCAGTCGCGGTACAAGGACAAGGACGGTAACTGGGCGCGTAAGAATGAGACCCAAAAATGGCCACTGTTCGACAAAGTTGCCGTAGATCGGCATGCAGAGGGTGTGATACTCGACACTGACACTGGACTTTTTGTACAGGTCAGTGGTAATGAGCCGGGGGTTACGTACCCCAGATCGCAAGACGTGTACAAAGGCGGAAAGAACATGGGTGCTCCCAAGTTCAAGAACGTCACAGTTAAAGGCGAGTACAAGACACGATACGAGGAATACACCTTCGACTTCGACGGGTACACTGAACCTGATCCCAAATGGAAAGGAGAGCAGACAGACGCCCGTGGGAAGCCCATATACAGCGCCAACGCAGACATTGTGGACATACTTACCAAGCGCGGCGGTGTCCCCTTCCTGAAGGCGCTGGGGAAGTACAGCGAACTGACCAAGGAGATTGGCACCTATCTGGTGGTCCGCGACCCTAAGACAGGGAAGCTGAAGGGTATGTTGACCTGTGTTGATCCTGACGCCCTCCTGATCCACCACAAGATCAACCACACCAGCACGGTCACAAGCCGCCTAAGTTCATCTGACCCTAACCTGCAAAACCTCACACGAGGAGACTTCAACTCCGACACAGGGGAATGGAAGTCACAGGTCAAGAAGATGTTTATCAGCCGTTGGCCAGACGGGCGAATGGTCGAGGCAGACTACAGCCAACTTGAGGTTGTTGTCCAAGGCGTTCTGACGGGCGATGCTAACCTATGCCGAGACTTGATCAACCGTGTAGACTTCCACTGTAAGCGGGTGTCTGCAGCCAAAGGAGTGTCCTATGAAGAAGCACTTGAATGGTGTAAGAACGAGGCGCACATCAAGTACGCTGTTTGGAAGGTGTTTCGAACACATGCGAAGATTTTCTCTTTCCAGCGGGCATACGGAGCGGGCGCTAAAACGATTGCAGACGCTACCGGGATGGCACTTGAAGATGTTGAAGCCCTCATCGCAGCTGAGATCGCAATGTACCCCGACGTCGAAAGCTACTACGCCGACGTCGAGGATGAGATTAACGCGACCGCCGAACCCATCAGAGCGCAGCGCGACAATGGAAGCTATGGTGTGTATAGAAGAGGGTACTACACTGCACCAACAGGTACACGATATACTTGGCGATCCTACGATGCCCCTAAGTTCCTCAAAGACCGAGGAATTAATGACACTTTTTCGCCACCGGAAATTCGTAACTATCCCGTTCAAGGAACCGGCGGGGAGTTCGTGCAGTGTGTACTCGGTTTACTCATACGCGACCTTATTGAGAAGGACTTCTACGGCGATGGTATGTTTAATCCGTCCGCTGTCTTGTGCAACACCGTACATGACTGCGTGTGGTACGACACTAAAACAGAGGAACTGAGCAAGAAGGTCTGGGCAGACATCAAACCAATCATGGAGAACATCCCGGAGTACTACAACGAGCACCACGATATGGGCATCACCGTACCATTCCCTGTGGACGGGGAAGTAGGCCTCAACATGAACCAGTTGGGGCATTTCCACTAAACCGTTCGCTATAATAGAGAAAACGATCCTCCGGGTATCTGTCTCAAAACAACCTTCATCTTTGAAGGCTGTAAAGCAAACAATCCAATATATGTCAAACAAAGGAAAGACACATGGGCTTGAATATCAATGACATCACAAACGAACTAGACAACTTAGAACTGGCAGATCAGTCAGTTGCGGTCACGACTGGTGGAAACTTCGAACGTAAGCGTATCCCAATTGGTAAACATCCAATCCGACTTGTATCCTATGTGGAACTAGGTGTACAGCCGGGCGGAGAGTACGAGGGCAAGCAGAAACCCGATGAAGATCAGGTACGTATGGGCTTCCAGTTCCTAGGTAAACGTACCGTAGAGACCCGCGAAGACGGGAAGGGTGAATACGCACCTACGAAGTTCCTGACACGTAAGTTGTCCATGCACCAGAAAGCAGGCTTCTATAAACTGTTCAAGCTGATGCGTGGCGGTGACAGCAGTATCACACACATGGGTCATATGGTCGGATCAAAGGCATGGATCGTTACAGTGACATGGCGAACCAAGGACGACAATGGTGAGTACATCACCATCAAGAAGTCTGAAGTGGCGAAATACGAAGAACGTCTCAAGGGCGCGAAGACAGAAGCCGAGAAGAAAGACTTCCGCATCTTTGACAATATCGACTGGAACTCTATCGGTGCCCCTGTCGTACCAATATTGGACGAAGACGGTGAAGACACCGGCGACACCAAACCACTGAAGGTGCGTGAGCATATCGGCGACCTGCAGCTGTTCCTCTGGGACAACCCACAGCCTATGTTCTGGGACAGTATCCATATTGAGGGCACTTACACCAAGAAAGTCGGCGACAAAGAGACTGAGGTGTCTAAGAACTATATCCAATCGGCTATCCTCGGCGCTAAGAACTACGAGGGTTCACCGATCCAAGCAATGCTCGAAGGTCTTGATGATCTCCCCGGTACATCCAAGGCGAAGGATGAGCCAAAGGATAAGGGCACCGAAGACGAGATCGAAGACGAAGACATCGACAACTCTGGCCGTGATGCAGCGGAAGATGAAAATCCTTCCGAAGAAGACGACGGCGCTGAAGAGATGGATGAACTCGGTCTGGGTACATCTCCGAGCAATGACGAGGACGACGAAATCCCGTTCTAATCTAATGGGTGGAGGGCAAGGGTGCTCTCCACCACAACCACCGAAGGAATTAAAATGAGAGACCAAAATCAGAAAGCAGACAAAGGTAAATCTGACCCGATGCTACTTGAAGAGGATTTCGTGCATCAACTCGCAGCCGTGAACGCCGTGCTTGACTTTGGCGTGGCTAAGTACGGTAAGCGCGGTGGTTGGAAAGCAGTCGAACCTTCCCGGTATAAATCAGCACTGGCGCGGCACAACCGTCGCATAATGATGGGTGAGGTCTTCGACAAAGAAAGTGGTCTACCTCACTGGGCGCACTGCATAGCAAATCAGCTGTTTTTGGCGTGGTTCAGTATGGATGGTGAGGGCGTCGATGTGGAGAGTTACGCAATGTTTACACCACCTAAACCTGTAGGAGATGTAGATGCTAACGATTGATGTAATCAACGCGGCCATCGAAGAGACAGACTTCGAACTGGTGGAGAAAGAATACCCGGATGTTGTCCCAGACCGGGTAGCCCATATCGACGCAGACTTCCTAGCCTATATGGCATCCTACGAGAAGGAAGGTGAGATCAATACGCTCGAAGACATCATTTACAGAACAGATGTGATGATCGAAGACAAGCGGCGGCAGGCAGGTGCTGAACGCGCTGTGCTCCATCTGACACCGAACACATCTGATAAGGGTGGGCGGTACGAGGTCGCGATCCAGAAGAAGTATCAGGGGCAACGTAAGTCCGATGACAAGCCGAAGTACCTTGAAGCCGCACGTCTGTACATGGGAGACCTGAACACGTCTACCGTAAAGGGTATGCCATGGGATAACGCAGAGGCCGACGACGGCATGTCTGAGGCAGCGTGGCGTGCCTTCTACCAAGGGGAGAGCGCTAAGGTCGTAATTGTCACGAAGGACAAAGACCTCCGTATGTGCCCCGGCCTGCATCTCAATTGGGACACCGGTATCATCTTCGACCACGGTGACGACCTCTTCGGTGAGATCGAGATCATCGAGCGCCCAAAGGTTGACAAAAAGACCGGCAAGACCCGAATTGACAAGAAGCCGCACGGCTGGGGGACGAAGTGGTTCTGGTTCCAGCTGCTAATGGGCGACACAGCCGACCACATCAAAGGCTGCCCGAAAGCGATGATCGACGGTAAACACAAAGCGTGCGGTGCCGTAGGAGCATATGCGCTACTTGCGGATGCATCTACAGACCGCGAATGCCTGAAAATATGCATGGAAGCATACAAATCCAATGAATACACCCATTGGGAAACCGGTAAGGCTGTACCTTGGGTGGATGTGTTCTGGTCTGAGGCTGCAATGCTCTGGATGCAACGACGTCCCGGCCTGATCGGAGACGTTAAACATTGGGTAGCTACCCAAGTACTCAAACAAGAGAAAGACCCATCATGAACCGATCAGAAAAACGACTTATGAATGCGAAGCGCCGTAAGGGGTTGTCCTTCTATCCCTTTGGGGTGGAGTTCGCGTTACCTAACTTTGAGACTGGGGAGGTCACAAAGCTGACTTTCCGGGGATCGTTCGACCGACGTAAGCTGCGCCGCATGTTACGAAAGTCTCTGGTTACTAACCCAACCGCTGTGGAACTCGACTTTATCATAGACACGTTCTCAACACGTCTGCGCCCACTGAACAGGGATGAGATGAACTTGTGGCTGGCTGGTCTGGAAGCGGAGGCGGATGATGACGACAGTGCGACGGCTTAAAGCCAAAGAGGTTGCAGCCGTCCGACAAAAGTTCGCAGACAAGCAGGGTGGGCGGTGTGGCGTATGTCAGCAGCCTACACCTGCTGCGTCTCAAGTCCTCGACCACGACCATAAGACGGGCGTATGTCGGGGCATGCTCTGCCGCAACTGTAACGGTATCGAGGGTAAGATACTGAACCTTGCTCGGCGAGGGCAGCGTCAGTACGATCCTCTTTGGTTCCTGAAGCAGATCATCAGGTACTGGGAATACCACGACCGGCCTCCACAAGAAGGCGATCTGATCCATCCAACACATAAGACCGCTGACGAGAAACGGCTACGTGCTAACAAGAAGGCGCGGGAACGCCGAGCGGCACTCAAAGCAAAGGGCTAGTATGTCAACGATCCAAGACCAACTTCAACTTGAACGGCATATGGTGGCACGCGGTGTCGCCAAACAGCAGAACTCTTTCCGTGCAGCGGAAGAGGGTGGACGGGTCGCCGATACATCATACGGGAAGGCGCTCACTCGTCAGTTCCTTCCTGCCCTTGTGGACTACGTTGAACTATACTGCTCTGAGAAGGGCGCTACGCGGTTTGGTAAGTACCGTGCGCTGATACGCCAACTGGACGCTGACAAGGCCTCTCTGCTGGCCCTACGGGGTGTTTTCCAAGACCCATTTGCGGAGCGCCCGCTTCCAACGCTTGCAAAGCTGATTGGCTCTATGATCGAAGACGAGGTAAAGTTCTCTCGGTTCCAAGACGACCATGAGGACTACTACGACGCGATCATCAAGGACTTCAAACAAAAGAATACCACGAACTATCGTCACCGTCACCGCGTACTGACATTCAAGATGAAAGAAAAGGAAGTGGGCTGGCAGTCTTGGACACAGGACGAGAAACTGCACGTCGGTATGATCATGCTTGACTGTCTGCTTAACGCATCTGATCTGATCGAGAAGCGCATGGTTCGTCAAGGCGTGAAGACCAAAACAGTTGTGAGCCTCACCGCAGAGGCGAACTACTGGATCGAAAAGCATAAGGACCATATGGCACTGCTCTCGCCGGAGTTCATGCCTAGCATTATTGAACCGGATGACTGGACTGCACTTGATATTGGAGGGTACTACTCGCCTGAACTACGTCGACGCACACCTATGGTCAAGACCCGGTCAAGTCACCACAAAGACCTTCTAAGGTCAGCCGACCTTTCACTGGTGATGCAGGGACTGAACACGCTACAGCACACACCGTGGCGCGTCAATAAGCGCGTACACGACGTTGTGCGGGAGATTTGGACCAAGGGTCTGCGCATTGGTATGGGATCGCCAGACCCCATCCAGATACCGCCTAGCCCAGTACAGAAGATCGACAAGGCCAACTTCACAGAGGAAGAACAGGCTAAGTTCGACGAATGGCGTCGTGATGCTGCCCGACTACATACTCTTGAGAACGAGCGTGTAAAGAAGAACTTCCAAGTCGTACGGCTTATGCGGGCCGCCGAGGCTTACAGAGACTATGATCGTTTCTGGTACGTCTGGCAAACAGACTTTCGCGGTCGTTTCTATGCTGCCACAGCGGGTTTCTCACCGCAGGGTCCGGACATGGGAAAGGCATTAATTGAATTCGCTGACGGGAAGATGCTGGGTGACCGGGGATTTTACTGGCTCAAGGTACACTTCGCAAACCTGCTCGGCTACGATAAGGAACACTTTGATGAGCGTGCTAGATATACGGATGAACTGGAAGATGCAATCCGCGCAATTGCTGCCGATCCTTTGGGAGATGCGCGTAGCATTTGGGTCAATGCCGATAAACCTTTCTGCGCACTGGCTGCGGCCTTCGAACTGGCCGAGGCTTACGAAAACGGTCCAGACGTTACGCCCAATCGTATTGCAGCTGCGCAAGACGGTACTTGCAACGGCCTTCAGCACTATGCTGCTATCCTCCGTGATCGGGAAGGAGCCGAGGCCACCAATGTTGTCTACACTGGCGGTGTGGCCGACATCTACACGAAAGTAGGCGTAGTCACTGGTAACCGTATTAGAGCGGATGGTGCTGGCGAACAGGCACCGGAACAAGCGCGATGGCTGGCACTGATCGGTAACGACGGGCTTCCGCGTAAACTGGCCAAGAAACCGGTCATGACCCTGCCTTACGGCTCGACGCAACGCTCATGTACAGACAGTACACTGGACTTTCTGGCAGACCTTAACAGCGAATTGTTCCCTGCCGGGACGCGAATGAAGTCTTCAACTTATCTGACAAGGCACCTATGGCTTGGCATTGCAGACGTTGTGACGTCAGCGCGTGAAGCTATGGATTGGCTACAGAAGACGGCATCCACTCTCGCCAAGGCAGGTGAGCCGCTGGTATGGTACACACCAACAGGCTTCCCGGTTTATCAGGGTACAAACAAGATCAAGGTTCGCCGGGTACGAACACACCTCGGCGGCGACATTCAAATGCAGATCGGAGACTTCACAGATGAAATCGACCCTCGTAGGCAGGCTTCTGGCTCTGCCCCTAACTTTGTGCATAGCATGGATGCCAGTCATCTGCTTCTTACTGTTTGCCGTGCCCGTACTTATGGTGTGCTTTATTTTGCATGTATTCACGACAGTTTTGGAACGTACGCTTGCGACACTGATGCCCTGCATACCGCTATTCGGGAAGCCTTTCTGGAACTCTACGGTGAGGGTGACGCTCTGGCTGACTTCAGAGAACAGCAAACAGCGCGAACAGGTATTGAACTCCCTGAAACCCCTGTACAGGGCGATCTACGAATAGACGAAGTCCTTAACTCTCCCTACTTCTTTGGCTGACCTGTGCGCTATAATAGGATAACCAAAGAGTAAAGGAGGCACACAGTGTCGCACTATTTAGAATTGTCGGACGAAGACAAGATCAAGATTGCTCGTGACGCTGTACGCTGCAATGTACCAATAGCACCCGTCGTCGCAGGCTGGCTCCATAGCGAGGGCCTGTTCGACCGGGTGGCAAATCCGAGGAAAACAAATGCGAACGATACCACTTCACATGCAGAACCGGGAACTACTGGATGAAGCCAAGGCAGCATTCAGACCTTCAGACATCACACCGGGCACACCGATTGAGAAAATCATGTTCGAGGCCGGTGCCCAGAAAGTTCTGGCATGGATGGACAAACGCCTAGCAGACAAGTCATCTGAGGGTGTAGTTGCGGTGCCGACAGAAGAGGCTGAAGTACCGGACAGCCGAGAGGGTGCAATGCGGCGTCTAATGCGAGGTATGTCGTGAGGATCGAGCAGCCATCGCGTTCTTTAGGCCTTACCCGAGACTTAATCCCACTCGTTGATGAGTTCAGCGCGTTCTTACAGGGCCGTGTTGCAGCAGTTAGTCTAGCAACTACGGCCATAGAAAACAGAGAACTGCTTGTGGCCTATGACCGAGGAACCCCTGCAGGCTTCATCGTGTTCACGACATCTGTAATTCCTGACACAGGAGAGCGCGTACTTATAGAGCGCATGATTTTCGTTAGGCGTGACTACCGTGGATCGAAGACTGCAGAAAGTCTAGTGAACCACTGTATGGATATCGGGGCCAAGCTAGGCTGTACTTCCATGATTGCCGGTGCATCTATCGGAAGCAAGCAGCACGCCCGTGCCCTATACGAGCGCATGGGCTTCGAAACCAATTTCACATTCAAAAAGGAGATCACCCATGTGTGACCCAGTAACACTCGCCCTGACCGGCCTAAGCGCTGTCGGAGGGGCAGCTGCAGTAGGTGGTAAGTCTGCACCAGCAGCTGAACTACCTGCACCAGCAACCTTAGACGCCAAGGCAGAGACAGGCGCAGAAATCATCCTAGGCGGTGAACGGGATGAAGACAAAGACGAGGACACGACCACAAAAACGACCACATCCAAGAAGACAACTGCCTCTGGCCTTAGAACAAACGCTAAGTCGTCCGGGTTGCAAATCCTATGAACGCGGATATGTCAGAAAGCATAGCGGGTGAATTCAAGCGGCTCGACGGACTGCGTCAGAACCGTATTGATGCCTCAGAGCAATTCGCCTATTTCACAATCCCATCAGTGTTCCCGCGAGACGATGTTGGCGACGACACTGCAGCAGTCGGGATGCTCGATAGTATCGGCTCTGCAGTGGTGAACCACTTCGCCAATAAACTGGTGACAACCTTGTTCAGCCCGAACCGCCCATTCTTCCGCCTCATCCCGGACAACACGTCCAAGGCAGTGAAGCGCTTGGAACAGGCTATAGAAGGGGACGACCCAGAGGAGCAGGCTCAGGCGCAAGCAGCATTTGATAAGCTACGTACCAAGTTCGTAAGTGTCGAGAAGAACAGTGTACGCTACCTAGAACGTATCGGGTACCGGACATCCGCTACAATGGCGGCTAAACTCTTGATCGTCACAGGCGACGTGGTCATCCGATCCGCGAAGAATGAGAAGTCTGCTGCTTACTCCATGCGTGATTACGTGTGCGAGAAGGACATGACAGGCCGCGACGTGGTGCTTATCGTACGGGACAATCTTGTCTTCGGTGCCTTACGCCCGGAACAGCAAAGAGAGGTTGTCAATAACTCCGACGTAGCAACAGAGTACGTGGCATCTAGCCCAATTACTGTGTACACCCGATTAGAACTGCGTGAGGATGGTCGCTACACGATCACCCAAGCCATCGACAACTACGACATCCTTGATGACGAGGAGCGGGTCGTTACAGAGAAGGCAAGCCCCTTTACTCACCTATCTTGGAACCTCACTCGCGGTGAGAACTACGGTCGCGGTCTTGTTGAAGACTTCTCGGGTTCATTCCATATGATCGACAGCTTCACAGACTTTCAGTCCAAGATGGGCGCTAAGATGGCGGACTTCAAGATCATGGTTGATCCTGCATCTGGCATCGACGTAGAGCAGCTGAATAACTCAGAGACTGGTACGTACATTGCAGGTAAACCCGGAGACGTACAGAACCTTACTACGGGGATGGACACTTCTCTACAGTACCTTGAAGCCATTATCCAGACGCATAAGCGTCAGATCAGCGCTGCCTTCCTCTATCAGACAGGCCAGACACGGGACGCCGAGCGAGTAACCGCAGAGGAAATCCGTGAGAATGCAGCAGAGTTGGAAATCGCCCACGGCGGCGTCTACAGCCGATTTGCCGCAGACTGGCAGGCTAAGGTAGCCAATGAGGCCGTACAGGCTCTGGGCGAGGACATGGGCGACGTAGTCGAGCCGCAGATCATGACCGGGATGGATAGCTTGTCCAGAACTGGTGAGATGCAGGCTGTCCGGGTATGGATGAACGACTTGACCATGACAGCCCAAATCCCGGACGATGTTCGTGCATGGCTGAAGGCCGGTAAGTTCGCACAGTACGCAGCTATCCAGCGTGGCGTGGACCACGGTGCATTCGTTAAGTCTGAAGCAGAGTTCCAGCAAGAGCAGGACCAGCTACGTGAGCAGCAGGCCGCACAGATGCAACAGGAAGCTGAGATGAAGCAGGGCGAGGTAGCAAACGCCGCAGCAGCCCAAGCAGCAGCTAAAGTATAGGGTAAGGCCTTCGGGCCTACCCGCACCCTCACATAGATATAGGAGCCAACATGGCTGACAAAACACCCGAAGCGATTAACGCAGAACTTATGGCGACAGCTGCTACATATAACTCGCAGAACCCAACAGGTGACAGCGAAGAAGACGCAGCAGCGCAAGCCGCAGCACACGCATTGAACCAAGCAACCGGCTCAGTAGGGCCTGACGGTAAACCAGAAGTCCGTGCAGATACGCCCGAAGAACTCGCCGCTGCAGCAGCTGCTAAGGCAGAGGCAGAAAAAGAAGAGGCAGCCAAAGCAGCTGAGGCTGAAAAAGAAGCTGCGGAGAAAGCTAAGGCAGAAGAACTTGCTAAGGAGACGCCAGAGGCTAAGGCCGAGCGCGAAGCATCGGAGGCCAAAGCAGCAGCAGAGGCTAAGGCGGCAGAGGATGCCAAGAAGAAAGAGGCCGGTGATGTCGAGTGGATGACCACAGACAATAAACAGTTCAATGCATCTCTGAACCTCATGAAAGCTGCCGGTATGAAGCCGGAGGAGGCAGACGCGATCTTTGGCGAGGCCGCACAGGTAGGCGACCTGACTAAGGTTGACCGGGCCGCTCTCGTTGAAAAGGTCGGTGAGGACCAAGCAGAACTGATCATGGCGGGCTTCACGAACTATGTGGCGACTGAAGGACAGGCCATCCTAGAGCGTGTGACCAAGGTACATGAAGCGGTTGGCGGTACAGAGAACTTTGCAGCTATGTCTAAGTGGGCACGCGGCAAGGCAGCTGGCGACCCTGCATTCAAGAAGCAGGTCGAAGACATCACCAGCATGATGAACAGCGGCAACGACCTGCAGGCCGACCTAGCCTCTAAGGAATTCCTACGTCTGTACAACTCAGACAGCGGCAACTCCACGATCACAACATCGAACACAACGGTTGACGTGACTGCGGCGAAGACCTCCCCCGCCAAGCCCTCCGCGACCCCAATCACTGCACGTGAGTTCGCTGAGAAGTCCGACTATATCATGCGCACTAAACGCGGAGCAGATCAGACAGCGGCACTTGCAGCACTGTCTGCAGACCGTGCAGCTGGCCGTAGAAAAGGGATATAACTCAAACCGTGCGCTATAATAGGATAAAAGTCCTATTGTATATATTGCACAGACGGCCCCGGTGGTACTAGATCACCGGGGTTGTAGCAACAGAAAGAAAGGCCACTACTATGGCATTTGAAGACCAATCAGCCAAACTGTCCGAATTCAAGGACATGATCGACCAATACGGTGGGTCCGTTGACAGCCAGTTCGCCAAATCATCCATGATGCGTGAATTCTTCAACGTGAACAACATCACCGGCACAGACACGCTTGTGAACTCTCGCGTCGGTCGCACCACTCTGAAAGCACTGGTTCCCGGTGTACGTCCAGACGCTGCGAAGACCAACTTCGGTAAGGTCGCAGTCACTGTGGACACCGTCGTCCTCGCACGTGACCAGCGCTCAATGCTGAATGAATTCCAGTCGCATATCAATGCACGTATGGAACTCGGCAAAGACCACGGTAAAGAGATTGCGAAATTCTTCGACGAGGCTTTCCTGATCCAAGGCATCAAAGCTGCTGGTTATTCCGGTACAGCTGGCCTACAGGTCGGTACTGCTGCCCCAACTGCGAACGGTGGCGAAACATACAACGGCGCTTTCGGTGCTGGTAAGTCCTATAAACTTGCTGCTGCCAACGACGAGTTGGATGCTGCTGACCTGTACGCTGCTTTCGAAGCAATCGTAGGCCAGATGGAAGACGAGGACATCGACATCGAAGACCTCATCATCTTTGTACGTCCGAAGCAGTATCAGGC